TCAGTGCCGCCCCTCGAGCTTTTTTATGATCCGGTAGTTTGATGCGGCCACCGCAAACACGCCGGCCGCGAGCAGCACCAGAAGCCATAAGCTGCCCTCCGACCAAATCACATAGGCGGCCCCGCAACTGATCCCGAGCTTGACCAGGATCCACCCCCGGCCGAGCTTGTCCATCAACACCGCGATAAAGCCGTTGCCCTCGACAGCGCCTTTAAGCTTCAGGGCGCGCTGCGTCGTGTACACATCGGCGAGCTGCGCGAGGACAAACAGCCCGAAAATCAGGATCTCGACCGCGCTAAGCCCGCCCATCATGTGACCACCCCGAACATGCAAAGCGCGTAATCCTCACCCCGGCGCAAAGTCAGCCCGCGCACCACCCGATTGCCGGCCTTATCCCACCAGGTGATTGCCTTGCATCCGCCTGCGATATCCCCGCCATTCAACCGGCGCACCGCCGTCGATTGACCAGCGCCCCCGACGCCGACGTTGTAGGCAAGGCTTGTGTAAGCCGTATCTCGATGCACCGGCAGCCGGCCGGCCAGCGTCTCGCGCGTGAAATAGCGGTGCAACCGCGTGCGATAGCTGATCAGCTCGCGCGTGAGCATGGCGTCGCATTGAGCCTTGGTATAGCGATCGCCCGGCTTGACCCCCTTTGTCTCGCCATAACAGACCGTCCAGACCCCGACGATATCGCGGTATGCGGCCAGCCGCAGCCCTTCCCATTTGCCAACATAAGGCACCGCCACCTCGAGAAAGGCCGCCGCCGATGCCAGACCCGACGCCACGGGCTGCGGATCCAGCCGCTCGGCCATCACCGGCACGATCGACGCCTGCCCCCAGATCAGCCCGCCCTGGCGCGCTTGCGCCTGTTCGTCAGGCTCGATCGCCGTCGATGTCTGCTCGGGGAGATAGAGATCCTCGGCCACGGCCCCGCCCAAGGATAGCCCCAGCATCAGCGCGCCAAAGCCAAACGCCCCCAGGAACACAAGCCGCGCGATCGCCCCGCTGCGCTTTTGGTCGATGATCCGGCCGAACAGGCCAGCGATCAAAAACACCAGCGCCGCCCATCCGATCGGGTACGGATCCGCCTCGATTTGCCAAAGCCCCCAAAGCACATTAGGCAAGATCAGGCAGATCAGCCCGAGATAGATCGACCACATAGAGTAGGAGCGCCCGAGCACCCCCCAGACATCCGGCACGAATTTCATTTGCGTTCTCCAATGCAAAAAGGACCGCCAAGGCGATCCATTGAGGTTTAAAAATTGAAAGTGACTAGCTGGCGATCCGGAACAGCGCCGAGGGCTGCGTATAGTTGAACTCAAGCCCACCAGGGCATGTGTAGGTCAGCTCGACGCGCAGCTCGTACTCGCCGGCCGGCATATAGGGCAGCGTCGGATAGTTGAGATCGAGAAAATCCGTATGCGCTGGACCGCCCGCCCATTCGGCATCCGGCATATCAAACACAACGCCATCTTGATTGATCCCCGTGCGCTCGGATTGCACCGGGCAATCGTCACGCTCTTTGTCTCGCCAGATCCGCAGGCGTAGCGGCTCGCCAGCCTTTACCGGGCTATTGAGCGTCTCGACCCGCTTGAAATTCGAGATCGGCTGCGTCCGATCAAGGCGCTCGTATTTGATAGCCAAAAACCCCAAGACGCCTGAAAGGATCAGGCAAACCAGAGCGAGCAAGTAGAACAATTTTTTCATTTAAAGATCACCGATCTGTAAGCCCAAAGAACCCCGAAAAGCGTCGTCACAATGCCGCCCAAAGTAGTGATACCCACCAGAAGCAGTTGCCGCTCTTTCGCGGCCTCGGCGGATTTCATATCGGTGATTTCTTGGTGCAGCGCGCGGCTTTCTTCGCGCCACTCGGCCGCAAGTTTTGTGTTGGCTTGGCGCAAGCTCGAGACGGAATGCTCGAGCTGACTAATTCGATACGCATCAAGGCTTGATGCGGGCTTTTGCTCGCTCACTGCTCACCATTCGACCGCCCGAAAGCGCCGCCTTTATTGATATTTGAAAAACAGCACGGCCAGGGCCATAAGAGCCCGCCGCAACTTTGGAACGCCGTCAGCTTTCAACGCCTGGTGAAACTGCGCGCCGGCCGTGAACCGATCCCAGCCGATCGAAAGAAAGTGATCATGCAACGCGGCCGCTTTGAAGTACCGCGGATCTAATGGGTTGCAGATCCACCGCAGCCCCCGAGGCACAGAGACATCGAATTGAGCCCCGATCGGCACAACATAGAGCGCGCCGGTGATCGGACTGCCAACCCACCAGGCAAGCGGCTTGGTGACGCGGTGCAAGATCCCCGTGTCATGGGCGTACCAATCCGAGGCAGAGGTATAAGCGTTCATTACAAGCCCTCGTAGAATTCCACGACATCGGCCGCCGTGGCGTCGATCACGATTTGCGCCTCGGCGCGCTCGACGTCGTCTTGCACGATCGCAGGATTGGGCGACACAACGATTTGACCCGCTTCGTTGATCGTCTCGATCGTTGCCGGCAGCGGCTCGATCGCCGGCTGCATCACGACACTTTCGAGATAGGGCGAGCCATCGGGATTGATTCTGCCCGTGTCGATCATATCGGTAATTTCAGGACGGCCATCGGCGAGGCGATACCGCGCTAGGCGCGCACGTGCTATCCTGTAGGCTGCGAGCTTGTGATTGAAAGCATAGTTCGCCTCGGCCTCGGCCAGAACCGGGCGCATTTCATCTTTCCAGAGCTCGAAAGCATCGGTGTATTGCTCGCGCAAAGCCTGCGGCCAGATGTTTTCGTTATAGGCCAGCACGCGGCGCTGAAACTGACCGGCATTCATGGGCGGCTGCCCTTTGTCGAGCTTGAGATCCTCGAGAATACCCATGATCAAACCCCCACCGGCCAGACGCCGACGATCGCGCCATTGGCCGGCGCTTGTGCAAACGAAACGATCCAGTGGAAACCGTCAAATTTCTGGGTAAATTCCTCGAGCTCACCCTCTACCCGGATTAGCCCAGCGGAATCGACGGCATACGCCTTGAACCCGAAAGGCAGCTTGAAATCTGTTTGCACCCCATCGGCGGGATATTGTTTGCGCGGAGCCAGGAAAGGTTTTGGCGGTTGCGCAAGTTTCGTGAGGATCTCGCGCAAATTGATTGCGGGCTGCGTAATGCGTGCGACCATCTTATTGCTCCAAAATCATGCCGTCATGCGCGACGATCTTTGTGGTGATTGGGGTATTGGTTTCGCCAACGCGAACCAGGCCGGAGAAATCAGAGCGGCCGGCTGAAGTGCCCGCGTGGATCAACCCCGTGGATTTGTCGTGGGCCAGCGAAGATATTAGATTGGAAGTACCGTGTAGCGTAACCTTGGCGTTTGGTTGAAACATGGGTCGCTCGCCGTGGTAAACCTCATCAATCTGTTCCGGCGTTGGTGCGGTTGCACCGATACGCAGAAGGGAGAGGGGGCCTTTTAGGGGGCTGTCAGTGGCACCCCCGAAAAAGCCGGAACCCACACGCAAAACAGGCGCACCCACCCCATTTAAATCGTACAGCCTAGACTTAGTGTAAATGAGTTTCCCGTTAACATAAAAGCTCATTACACCCTCTTGTATGACGACAGCGAAAAACGAAAAAATATCAAGGCTGTAGTCAACTCCGGTGGAATCAAGACCTAAGGGGGTTTGAAAAGCCCATCCGGAATTGGTTACCAATACAGCCCACGACCCGTTGTCGCCAACGCCAGAACCTCCGTCGCTTCTTTGCACGATGCGCTGTGTCCCTAAGTTCGGTGCCACCCAGCCCATCACACAGAAATCGCCCGTACCAAAATCTAAGTCTGGGTTGTAAGGCTGTTCAAGGTAGTTCGACGCGCTGAACCCACTATAACCAACCAATTCGGCCCCTGTCGCAACAGGCGTTCGGGTTATCGTGCCATTGACTATCAGACCCTTGTTTTTCACGGAACGGTCTGGATCGGCTAGCTTGAGAGACACGTTGTCGAAATCCATCCCAACTCCGTTGGCAGCGGTGAAGACCGAAAGAGTGAGAAACACCGATGACGTGGTTGCAACAAAGGTGTGCGTCTGCGGTCCTACAACACTGGCGGCTTGCGATACCGATACGTTAGAACCGCCCTCATTTGTGCTGACTGTTATGCGTGTGGCATACGTGGCATCAATTGCAGAAACCGTCCATTGCACGGTATAGGCCGCACCGACCACTAACCCCGTGATCGTCTGGAAGGTGTAGGCGTAGGCTCTATCAGATTCTGACTTAACACGGATTTTTCCCGCTGCCCAAGTAGGCGTGCTTCTGCCGTCGGCAGGCGATCCCCACCCGTTTACATCAACGTCAAACGTGCCATTCGTGACTAACTCGCCGGAGCCTACCAATTCTGTCGTGTCAACGGATGAAAGCCAAGCACCCTTAGCATCGCCAACCATCCAACCCGTCGCGTATTCGGAGGCTGTGCAGGCGACCATTGACCGTGCATAATCATGGTAGTTTGGTCTAATGCGAGCAATGCCCAAGGACGCGATCTGCGAAAGAACATCGGAACCATCTGCGCACATATTGGGCTGGGGGCTGCTCAAAACGGGTATATTTGTCGAACTGTGCCCCACATTGTCCACCTTGAGCGTGTAAGGAAACTGGTCCTCTAGCCATTCGGGAAATGGGATAAAGCTGGAAAGGCTGGCACCATAGCGGTGGTGGATCGCCTTGTTATCCAAAACAATAATTCCGTCCGAGGGGTTGGCAGCATTGGCACTGTTGATGCGCGTACCATCGTGCCTCAATACCTCGATTCCCGTTGAACCCAGAATGTAGGTAGGCACACGCATACCGCTTGCGGTATCAATAGGCGCATCATCCAAAACAACAGAGGTTACAGCATATACTGCGTTATTTCTTAGTGTGGGGACAGACGGGTCAGCCGTTACTTTTTCGGTTTGCGCGCTGGCGAGTGGTTGGATGTATCCCGTGGCGTTTGCACTCGCCGTAGAACGCATTATTCGATCAGCACCAAAATCAAGAACGCGGATACCGCCATTTGTGTTGGACTTGCTTAAGCCAAACAAAATCTTCCCCTCGCCGCAGGCTTTTACAGAAGAACCGTCGTTATAATTCGGGTAGAAAAAATTACTGCCGGAATTAAGGGTTGATCCTTGCCTTCCCCACCAAAGGGGAAACGTGGGATCGTCGCCGTCATAGATACCGAAGAAGTTTGCCTCGACAATGATGATGCGCTTGGCCGGAAGTTCGCGGCGCGTGCCCCGCGTGGCTGTGCCAAGTGCTTCATTATACCAGCTGGTCCGGCGTTGTACCGCAAGCGGCGGGTTCGGCGACGTGTCGATGCACCCGTCGATCATTGTGATATTTTTAAAAAGAGCGATAGACGCTAGATCTTGATAGACCACCGCGCTTGCCAAGTCGTTCTTATACTGCAGCGCCTTTGCCTCTGACGTGGCGGCGGCATCCCGGTAGGTCTTGGCCGTGTCGCGGTAAGAAAACGCGAGCGGCGCAGCGGCTTTGGCATCGTTCAGCAACGGCACATTCGCATCGACAGCCGCCTTGTCGATCGCAACCTGCCCGGCCTTTTCCTCGACAAAATCCCCCAAGGCGTTCGCCTCTGTCGCAAACCCCTGCAGAGAAGACAAAAGCGCGTCACCCTTGGCTGAGAAGTTAGCCGGCTGTTGACGGTTTGGCGCGGCCGGCAAATTGCTGATTTTTGGAGCAGTAGCCATTTAGATTAATCCTTCTACTTCGATTGAGGCATCCGAAACGGTCGGCCCTGCGAGCACGATGTCGAACCTGCGATAATATCCATAAACCAGCGTGCCGAGCTCCTCGGTCGTTGAGCCGATCCACACGACAGGGATCGTGCGATAGTCGGCCAAGGTGCTTTGCAGCCGGCGCGCGGTTTGGGTGGTGACTTTGAGCGAGTAGTCGATGAGCTGCGCAAAAGCGCGCTCGACAATGATTGCATTGCCAAAGGCATCGCGTTCCTTGCGGCTGTAATCCTCGATCGAAATATTGGTGCCGTAAGCCGTCACGCCGAGATCCAGCACCCGGCCGATCGCGATCTGCCCCACCTCGGCGATCCCGCCGGTATTGGTGACCGTGATCCGCGTCGAGGCGTTCAAATAAGGCGGGATCTCGATCTCGATCACTTCCTGCCGCTGCACCCCAACGGGCGAGAAAAAGTAGGTGTACCAATCGACAACGCCGGTGTCGTCAAACAGGCTGTAGGTTTTCGAGAAAACCACCCCGTCGATCGGATCTGTAACCTCGATTTCGAGCGTGCCCCCGGCGATGCCAAAGACAGCCACCCCGCTCACGAAAGCGCCGCCATGCGAGATCGTATAGGTCACCTGATCCGCCATCGCAGCACGATCACTGATCCGCTTGTCGAACGCCTTGTATCGGTTGGTTGCCCCCAGGCGTAGCCAGCGGGCGCTATCCTGGTCGGGCTGATTGCCGAGATTTCCGGCCTCTAGGCTTTCATAGAGCACATGCGCAAAAATCACCTGCGCTTTGTCGGCGTATTCCGTCTCGAGATCCCAAAGCGGCGCGTCATTCTCGGGGATATTGCTCGAAAACAAATTGCTTTCCGAGATCTCGATCGGCGTGATAATTTTCATATATTAAGCCCTCACCGGCGGCATGCCATCGACATCATGTTTGCGTGCAATGTCGCTGGTGCGTTTTGTGTTTTTGACTACCTCGAGCAGTAGCCGGCGGAGCTCAGCGAATTCCTTTTGCAACTCGCGTATTTCACTGGACTGATCCGCGCCGCTTCCCAGAATGTTTTTCGTTTGGTTGGCGTTGAAGATCCTGGATGGCCCAGTCAGCTCAAGCTCAGGGCCATTCTCTCCTACGATCCGCGCGCCACCATAATGCAGTCCGCCGCGCGCAAATTGTGGGATCCCGCCAAGATCAATCACCGCCTGGCGCTGCGCCTGCAGTTGTTCGGCAAGGCTCTTGAGCTCGGCGGCGCGGCCGTAGGTTTGGCCATAAAGCCCGCCGTCACCGTAAAATTCACTCTTGAAGTTAGTCGCCTTGCTCGCGCTACCCGAATAGCTGATCTGGTTATATTGGGCATCGAAAAGGCCCTGGGCATTGACGCCAAACTTTGCCGTCTGCGACATCTGCACCGCGCCCGATTGCGCGTTCAGATAAACACCAAAGCGCGAGGCGAGCGAAAGGATCTCGGCCGAAGCGGCCGAAACCTGCTCGATCGCGGATCCCTGCGCGAGCGCCGTCGCCTCTAGCTCGCGCTGCGCATTGGTTAGCGCCGCCTGGCGCGCCGCCTCGGCCTCGGCGGCTGCGAGCGATGCCTCTTGCACCGAGACGATCCGTCCGATCAAGGATCCGATCGAGTTAAGACCCGACACCATCGAGGGCACGCCCGCGACCGAGATCCCCGCCGCCATCCGGTTAAGCAAGGCCGATGTCAGATTTTCATTGCCAGCAACCGCGCGCTCGACAAGCTCGGTGATGCTCACCGTTTCGCCTTGTAGATCCTGCATCTTGCCGAGCTCGGCGTTAGTCAAGGATTGCGAACCTGTGATGCTGCCAGTCTGCCCGGTGATGGCATTGGAGAACGCGGCATTTTGGTTCAAGAGCGCCTGCACTTGTTGCAGCGAACCGTGATTGATGCCCGAAAGGGTTTTGGCCGCTGCAATCTCTTGGGCGGTCACCACCCCGTTGCGGTTCTGGTCGACGGCATTGATCACAGCGCTAATCGCGCTGTCAGATGCTTTACCAGCCAGCGATGCCCGGATTTGGGCTGTCGTCATGGACCCGTTTCTATCGATCGCACTGGCGAGCGAAATGACCGTGCTCTGATAAGTACTCAGCGTTGCGGCGCGGGTTGCCTCCTGAGACGTCACGATGCCGTCAGCATTCGCGTCGAGTGCTCGGGTAATGTCAGCCGATTGCGTGATAGCCGCGGCCTGCAATACGGTGGTTTGCGCCTGCAGCGCCGTGATGTGCCTTGAACCTTCACTAGAAAGGGCCCCAATCACTGTGCCGGCGTTATCGACCAGCGCAGCCACAGTATTCCCGGCTGCGTTCTTACCCGCTGCGATTTGCATGCTTGCGCTGTTCGAAATCAAGATGCCAATATTTTCGAGAACCACCGTTTGCTGTCGGAGCAACTCTTGGGTGAAGTCGCCCTGCTCAAGCAACGCGCGCGTTTCCTCAAGTGCCGCCGTCTGGACGTCAAACAAGAGCGCCTGATAGTCGGCCCCCAAACCCAGAGCTTCAGACACCGCAGCCGCTTGGTTTAGCTGTTTGCTGATGCCGGATTGAACCTTGCGAAGCTCAACGGCCGACGATGCGAAATCGGCGCTATCGCGTGCCAGGGCCTGCCCGCTACCGCCCAGCGCACCCAGCGAGTCTACGTCGCCCTTGATGGCCTTGGCGAACGTCTGCGAGAACGCCTGCTGTGCACTCATGAGGTCCGTTGCGGTGGACACTCCGGTGATGCCCCCTGCCGCGCTGCGTAGGCTGTCAGCCAAACGATAGAACTCGGCAGCGGACTGGCGGGCTTGGGTTGCCGCGCTGTTTGAAGACTCGATCTGGGCGTCAATCGGTGCCAGCGCGTCATTCACTGCCCCCGCCACCAGCGCGCCCATCTTGTTCGCCAAGCTATCGATGGCGGGTAACACAGCGTCGAGCTGGGCCGACATGCCAACCAATGAAGCGAACATACGACGGCCCGCCTGTGTCGTCAGATCTTGTGCCTCAACCAATGCCCGGAATTGACCGCGAGTTTCAGGCATGGTTTCGCCCAACCCCTCGAATGCGGTCGTGAGCTGCCGCGTCAGGGTCGAGATCCGTTCGCCCTCCGAATAGAATGCCTGATAGTAGGCTGTCGTCGCCGTGTTGGCCGTTTCCAGATCCCCGAACAGGTCGACAAGCGAACTCGCCATATCCGCCCCTGCAAGCGTGACCTGATACATAGTCAGGCCTAGTGTGTCGAAAATGGCGTTCATGCCGTTCAAGCTGTTCACCAGACGGCTAAGGGCATCATATGACCCTTCACCCTCTTTTTTCAGAGCTTCGAACTCTTCGTTCACCCGCTCGACGGTGGACGTGACTTCTGTGATCAGCCCCGAAATATTGAACAGCTTCATGATGGGTGTCTGGTGCGACACCATTTCGGTCACAACCTCGTCGAACGTCCCCACGATAGAATCCGCAAACACATCAGCAAGACGGTTCATTTCTCCGGAAATGGCCTCTTCTATTTCTGCATCTGAAAGACCCTTGGTAGAAATCTTGAGGCTTACGCTCGCACGATCGATATTGCTTGCTGCGAAGCCGAACACATCCCCCATTTCAACGACGCTGTTGGCCAGCCCCTCAATTGTCGAGATGATCGGAGCAGCGGCTTCGGCTTCAAGCGCAGTGTAGCTGGTGCGCACCCTTTTAGACAGGCCCCAGAAACGCTTGGTTTCCGTCTTGCGGAATGACTCTACCAGGGCGTCCATGCCCTCCACGGTGATCCGCAGACCGGAGTCCAATTCCTTGACTGATTTCTTGAAAAACGAGAACACTGCCGCCACGCCGGCCAATGGAAGCGCAATCGCACCCAATGCCGCGCCAAATGCCCCCACAGACGCGGTAGCCGCGCCAAGTTGTGTGCTAAGAACGCTACCGAGACCAGTCAGGCCGCCTGAGGTCATTCCACCCAGCGCCATGTTGAATCCCGCGCCAAGACCGCTTGTCAGAGCGCCGATGGAGCCACCGATACTGCCCAGCAACCCGCCGCCGCTACCCAAGCTGCCGATGATACCGCCGCCGGGGCCAATTCCTGCCGCCTGCGCCGCGGTGCCCGCCAAGCCACCGCCTGCGCCCAATAGTGCCAGCTTGATCGGGTTGGCGATCGCCGTGGCAATCATTTCCTTAAGCATGTCCTTGAACGCGCCAAGCAGGTCGCCAAAGTCGCGCATACCACCGGCCACAAAGTCGCCAATCGCATCACCAGCTTTCGAGATCATCGGATCGCTGTTTGCAAACTCGTCATTAAGTTCAGCAACCGCCTTTCGGTAAGCGCCATCGCTCAAGCCGTTTGCTACCAAGGCGTCCAGGTTTGCAAGCTCGGCGTTGTACTTCTTGAGAGGATCAGCGTCCAACTCTAGGCGCTCGATTTCATCGGCAAGTTTTTCAGCTTCCTTCGCGGCCGCTTTCATACCTTTTGCCGTCGAAGCCCCCGCCGCCGCGCCCGATGTTCGGACCTTGTTAAGCGCCGTAACCTTATCACTGTAAGCTTTGCTCAACTCTTGAACGTTGGTATATTCTTTGACCTGTCGATTAATAACGCCGGAAATATACGCCTCTTCGGCTGCGTTGGCTGCATCAGCAAGACCGTACTTCTGTTCGAGCTCTTTGCGGTAACCAGCCGCGCTAGCTGTGATTTGACTGTAGCCAGCATCTAGCGCGCTGATTTGAGCTGTAAGCTGCGCCGCTTGATCTTGGAAGGCCTGGATACCTGCGGGAGCCATTGCCAAGTTTGCTGCGAGCTGCCCGGCGTACTGCGCAGCAACAGATAGCTGACCGGACAGGTTAGCTGCCGCCGTTGCTGCCGCGTTCGCGCTATCGGCTGACCCATCCACATTCGCGGCAACACGCGCCGCAACAGTCTGGGCCTCGCCAAGTCGCTGAACCATGTCGCGAAGTTCAGGCGGGATCTTGCGTGCGCTGCCATAGGACTCGATCAGAAAGGCGTTAAGCTGATCTGCGGCTCTTACGATCTCATCTGGCCCGTCGGCGGTTTTTAGAGCGTTTAACTGACCGAGAAACTCCTCAGCTTGGGAGCCAGTCAGCCCGAAACTTTCTTTAATTTCCGCGAGGGCATCATTGTAGTTCTGGTTGAACGCTTCGATTTCGCCCTGCCCTTGCTGGAAAACCCCAACCAAAAATTCAAGCCGAGAAACGTCAAGCGCCGCGATTGCAACACCCAAGCTGTCTAACGTCCGCTCAAACGCGACGCCTTGCAGAATTTCATAGGTGCGCTGGATCTCGGCGGAAAAACCGCCAAATTCCAAAGCCAGTGCACTGACTGACTGCTTGGTCGTTTTGTTGATCTCAATGTACTCACGAGACGTTTGCGCCAAGCTGTCGAGCGCGTCGTCCAATTCCTCGGCATTGTCCGCACCCGTGATAAAATTCGCCGCCATCGGGAGAAGGACGCCAGCCGCGACACCAGCGGCAATACCAACCGCACCAAATCCCAATGCGAGATCAGGCAACTGGATCGCCAAAGCTCTAATAAAGCCGCCACCCGCTGCCGTTTGCTGCGCAACTTGGCTAAGCTGCATTGCTGCCATACGGCTCTGGAAGGCAAATGAACTCATGCCGCCAGTCGCAGCTTTCACCGCTGCGTTCGATGTATTCGCAGCCTTGCCAACCCCAAGATATCGGGCCTCTGCGAGATCAAGTACACTGTTCGCCTGCGCCTGTGTTGCAGCGCCTGATTTTACCGCAGCGGCAGCCTGCATCGAAGCCGCCTCATAACGCTTGGATGCAGCGTAGAGGGGGTCTAGCGAAGTGCGCAGATCGTCAAAGCCTCTGGCAGCCTCTTCCGCCGCCATTGGCACCTTTTTGACCGCGGTCTCCACGCCAGACATTGCTCTTTTGACGCCCTGCTCGGTTTGCGTCCCGGCACGCGTGACCGACGAAAGGTCAGCTTTTGCCCTTAGCAGTCCAGAGGTTTCTGCACCAAGGACAAGTTCGGCGTAATTGATGCTCATATGGGATGCTTTCTTGAACGCCAAAGGCCGCTGACCTAGCTTGGCAGCGGTTCATTGGGAGATTTAAATTGCTTAAAATTATTGCGCTTGCGGGGCCGGCTATCAGCCTTATCCCTGCCCAGTTATCCGCTGATGTGGCAGAGGCAACGCTGAAATTGTCGAAGGCATATCGCGCCTGCTTTGCGATGCAGACTGACGAAAAGGCTCGACTCAAATGCTATGACGCCCTGCCGCCTCAGATTGAGGCCGTTACACTTGCAGTCACCAGCAATTTAACTGGTGAATGCAAAATCGAAGACTGGTCGTATTCGCGTAGAGGCAGCAATGCTTATATCGTTGGGGCCGCGACTTGCGAAAGCGGAAAGCTCAACTATCGCCTGTATAGTGGCGAAACTTTTCTAACGTCAGGATTTACCTATATTGAAGGATTTGGATTTCAGGCTTACGCGGCAATTCCTGAACTTGCCGAGATGCAGATCAAGTATACAATCAAGCAATAGGCACTCCCGAAGGAATGCCTCAAAATATCAAGCTGCTGCCAGCATCTCACGTATATTAACGCTGCGTTCCCCGGTCAAATTGTTGACTTGAGTTCCGACGTTAATGATCCGCGATACTAGCGCATCACGATACACATCAGCGTTCAGCTTACCGTGATCAACCATCCATCGCGAAACTTCCACCCAGTCCCATAGGGGGCTTGCGGAATTCACACGAGTGTTCGGTGCGGGGAAACCGTCGCGTCGCTCACCCTTGATGAACATGCCAATCGCCTGTTTCGTCATATTTGTTCGAGCCGCAATCTCCGCAGCGCTTACCAAAAAATCTGGCTCAAACCGAACGATACCCGCACCAGCCTGCAGAATTTGCTCATATGCTGATAGGACTGCCTCCTTATAGGAGTCGCCTTCTCGGTCGAAGCTGAGCAGCGCGTTGCCTCGCATCAGAACAAACGTTGCATCATCACAACCAGCCTCAATGAAGCGATCCTCGAAAGCCTCATCATCAGGGTCGGCATCAACCACAAAAGTAAAGTCATACACAGTCATTTTCAGCCTCCTTCATCAGCTATGTGTGTGCATCCATCCACTGCCTTCACGATCTTTGATGCGTGATTATGCGGACTTCTCGGTGTAGAATTCACCGACACACGACACCCCTCTCGATCAGCGAACTCGCAGTAAAGTCGGCACCAAACATGAGCGCTTTTTCCTGCTTTAACGTACCGCCAGCCTTTACTTTCCGCGTAGGCGACTGCCGCTTCGATTTCCTTGTTTGGGTGTCTTCGTCGACTCATCCTATGCGCTCTTATCTAATATTGTGTTTACTTCTGTCAACGGTGGCGCACATTTAAATGTGACGTTGTGATCGGCGCTGATGGAATCCACAAGATACTGCTTGTGATCATCAGTGAGCACAAGATGCAGTGGGTGAAGTTGTTTCAGTTTGAGTTGAGCGGCCCTACCTCGGATATGCTCAAGGCTGCTAGGGACCACACTTATCCAGAAGATCAAGGTGAGGTTAAGCTGTTCTCGCTTTTGCGTCGCGAGCTCCAATCTCCATGATCAGCACTGTGGTAAATTGGCCCTTCTCAGCGGATCCGAGGTAACCGTAGTGCGACAACAGTAGGCGTGTTAGATTTGCGGAATCGCTGGATATTGGAACTGTCGAATTCAGTACTGCAATTTGAGGATTATGAGGCATGGGTACCGTCCCTTTCAATTGCCCGCATGTGGGCTGCTTAACCAAAAATGTCGGTTTCACAACCCATTCAGTCGTCTCAATAGACGGCGGAACAGGAAATTTATTCGCCACTTGTCCAGTGTGTGATCGCGGAATTATTTTATATATCGAAAAGAGAGGTAACGACGCCGTTGGTAATGCAGCTGGCCGATCGGGTGAAACATTTTTCGATAATTTTAGGATACTCAGTTCCGCGCCTTCGGTGCCACCTGTCGAAGTCGTCGATAATTTACCCCGTCAAATTCAGCAGGCTTTCTCTGAAGCTGAGGCAAACTTCGCGGACGGCCGATTGATGAGCTCCGCGATCATGTTCCGAAAAACTGTGGAACTTACGGTTCGCGATCTTAACCCTGAAGGAAAAGGTATGCTTAATGCGCGCATACGCGCACTTCAGAAGGCAGAAGCGGTCCCAGACACGTTAATCAAGCTATTAGATACAGTAAAATTCCTTGGTAACGAAGGGGCTCACGACGAAGAGGCTCCATCTATTGACGACGTTGAGCGCGGCCGCGATTTCACACGCTTGTTTTTGGTATATTCCTATGAGCTCCCCGCGCGAATTGCGTCTGCACTTCCCAATGAAAAGACCGGCTAGCCTAATCCCCCATCATTGACCGCATCGCCCGCTCTTGCTGCCTGTCGAATATAGCGAGGTCGCACTCAGTCTTAGGCCAGTCCCACGGGGCGTCTGTACTCGTGCTATTAGATCGCCGGTATTCGGCCACGTAAGCCGCTGAGGCCATCAATGCGACGTCCAGCTCATAGGGCGATGAAATGCCGCCCGTAGCGGTCAAGTAGTCCATGACCGGCCCTGCCTGTATCGGGCCAATATCCATGCCCTGCGGCCCGTAAAGCCCCACGCGACTAAGGATTTGCTGCGCGTCGATTAATTCGCCCCAATTGGGCAAGATGTGCGACCCGCGCTCCAGCTGGTCCCAGCGATCCGGCCCCTTTTCGGTGTCGGAGCACTGGAGCCAAGCCAGTTGACGCGCCCACAGGATTAGGCGGTCTTTTTCGCCTTCGTTGACTTTCCCCGCGCGGTCATTGCCCCATCCACTTCAGCACGAAGGGGTTCGATCTGCTTAAACAGTTCGGTGCAGTTCTCAACGGTGAAGGGGATGGGCTCCTTGCCGTCCGTCATGTTCCAGCCATCGCAGCACCGGGCCAGCAACTCGCTTGTGCGGCTGTCCTGGGTGCGGATCTCCGATTCGAGTTCGTCTTCGGTCATTTCGCCGGACGCTTCCTCGGCCTCCTTTTCGGAGCGCGACACCTTAATGTGCATCTTGCGCACGGCTTTCTTGAAGCGGGTGCCACCTGCGGGGTGCATGGTCAACACGAGGGGATCACCCGCGCCATTTTCATAACATTTGGGTTTGAGGTCAAACGCTTCAAGGCCTTCATCAATCACAGCCGGTTGGCCGGTGAGTTTAGCAAAATCCATCAATTAGATCCTTGTGGTTCGGAGTTCAGGGTGGGGCAGCGGATGAACCAGTTCCGCCGCCCCGGTTCTGCGCAGAATTCGATTAGGCCGCGGCGACCTTGACCGTCTTCCGGCTAAATTCGCAGCCGACGGTGGCCATCAAAACGTTGCCGACGGAACCCGACGGCTCGTAAGATGTGATGATTGCGAGGCGGTAGAACTTGGTCCCGTTGTTCAGAGTGAACTCAAGTGCGACCGTAGATCCGGCGGAGTCAGTCGCGCTATAGGCCGCTTCAAGAATAGCCTGGCCCGCGTCATCTTCGTCATATCCAAACGAAAGTTCACCATTGCCCGCCCGGAACATGTCGGGAAGCTTCTCTTCTTCGCCAGTGGTGAGGTTATCGAACGTAGCGATGTCTCGGGTACCATTCATCGGCGGAGCCGCGTTTAGCTTGCCGCCCGCAGTATAAGTCAGCGATGGAAAGCCTGTTGCGGCTTCAGCGTCGTGTGTCGTGGGCAGTGCTGCGGAAATAGCAACCGCAATGCCGATAGAAGATTGCAAACCCATGATAGGTCTCCTTCAGATTTTGGGATTAATCCCGGCAAAACCCCAATCAGGGAGCGACCCGCCGGGAAGGCCGCTATTTCTGGGCGGTAATGCCGCCCTTGAAACTGATCGCGGTTTCCCCATTAGCTTCAAACGTCTCTGCAACGATTGCGCTGTAGGCCTTACCTTTCACTTTGAAGGTGATGCGGCTGCCCTTCTTTGGCGCGTCGCCCTTAGTGAACAGGTTGGGCGCAGTGATGTCACCGCGCTTGACCGGCCGCAGGATGCCGGTAATGGCGTTGTCGTTTTCCATGGGGGATTGTTCCGCCGTGGCGGTTTTGCGCTTTGTCATGTTGGGTATCCTTTAGGTTGCGAAATACTCAGCTTGGACGGTATTGCGCCAATTGCTGCCGTCTCTGAAGCCGGGACCAGGCTGCGTGTCGTTGGTGATTGTCAGCCTGCCGCCGCCGCACGGAAGCGTCATCTCATACGGGAAAAGCGCTGCAATTTTGGCCGCGACCTCGTTGGCGTGGGTGGCGAATTTTCCTACCTCTGAAACCACAGTGACCTGCATAAATCCGACATGCACCCGCCCGCCCGAGATGCGCGCCGGAGATTGGCCAGGAACCATCTGTACCACCAGATACGGCCGCGCCTGCGACCCTGGCACGTTCTGGTTATCCCAATAGATGGGTGGGGCATCGGTTAAGGTTTTCAACTGTCGGCCAAGCGCTTCGGCGATGTCGTTTTCGTTCATCCGCGAACCTCTTTAGCGCGGGCCTCGACAAACTCAGGAAAGCGCCGTGCATTGGCCCCGACGAAGTGGCGACCGGGATGCTCATACTTCCGGCCCATGCTGTCTGTCCCACTAAATCCGGCTTCCATTCTGAGGGCGTAGGGGGCCGTCCAGGCGAACTCAATACTATCGCCGAGCTCATACCCTGAGATTGCGACGGTGTAGCTTGTTGCGCCCTCTGTCCCATTCGTAGTCAGACTGTTGATGAGGTCACTTTCGGCGACGGGTATTTTACCCTCTACGAAAGATGTTGCGCCCTTTGTAAGACCCCGCTGCGGTGTCTGGGCGGCCTCTAGAACGTCCTGAATAGCCTCGGATGCGATGTATTTGAGGTTCTGCGCGGTCAACCGCTCGAAGTCCTCAAGCTGTGCTGTGAAACTCTTTCCCGCCATGCTCAGTCCTTCGCTATCTTCGTGCGATAGATCGCAATGCACCGGCACCCAATAGAATGGGCAGGACCACCCGCGGGGTCATGGGGATGTTTCATCTGAACCCCGCCGGGAAATTCGAACGTCTTGCCCAGCTGGATAACCGTTCCATTCATGGCAACGTGATCCTCGCGGGGATGCTCAGAAAGGTTGTGCTGCCACCGGACAGACACGCTTTCGACCGTACCGCTATCAAGCAACTGCTGATACGCTTCATCTCGGCCCGATGCTTGCGCCGTGAAAGCCTCGTTTCGCGCCACGATCTTCGCCCGATTGCCGCTGGCCTTGGCCTTGTATGCCTCCCCGATGCGGTCAATGTCAGCAGCGGGCAGCGCCTTGCTGCTCTTGATCGCCTTGCGGACCATTGCGTCGAAACGCCGGTCGCTCTCTTTGTAGCGCGGTATCTTCATATCCGCGTCTTTGAAATATTCCCCGATGCGGTCAGGATCAGCCAACATAGAGCGCAGGTTAATCATACGGTCGGACTGAGGCTCTGTCAGGCCGATGATGCCCCCTACTCGCTGCCTCCCCACCTTGCGTCCCACCAGATCGCGGGCAACGCTGTTCAGGCTGCGGTTTGTGTCCAACCCGTCAACGATCACCTTGCGGGCGTTTGCAATTGCGTCGTCGCTGATGTTCGTCACCAGTTCCGCCGCCTGTGCTTCGGCCAGGGCCACCGCCCTATCGTGCCGCCCGTCGAAGCCAAACACGCCCGACAAGCCCTTGGGCAGTTCATCTGCTACCGCCAAACCGCCGCCTATGAAGGCATCGCGGATGGCCTCGGATAGCGGGAACATCGTGCCGCGCTCGATGCGGAACAGCGCTGCCGCCCTTTCAATGTCGCCAGCCTCAAGGAACCGGATCAGCGCAGCGCGGTCCACAGCGTTAGTGGCCTTTTGCATCGCCTCAAGGAAGGCTTTGCGAACGGCAACCGATTGGCGCTGTAGCAAAGCCTCGATACGGCGCTGCTGTAGGCTCTTGGGGGCCATTTAGGTGACAGAAACCCGCAAGCCGCGCTGCACCCATGCAATGAGGGCGACTCCGATGCGCTGGCCTTTAGCTTCGCTGCGGATGAACGGCGCAAGAGCAAAGATAGCCAAGCGGGCCATTCTGAGGCGCATACGAGGCATCTTGACTGTGAGGTTTGCAACTACGGTCATGGTGGTCCCTTCCATGCGTTAAAGTCCCGCTCAACGGGGCAGGTTCGTCTAATTGTGAGAGTTTACGGGTTAACCCCGTGCGTTCATCTGCCCCAGCCAATACGCCCAGAGGATCAGCCCCGCGTCACGCTCCCAATCCCTCGGCTCCGTAAAGGCTAGCAGGGCGTCTACCGGGGTGCTCTGGCACTCAGCCCACCAGCGGGGCAGGATCGCAGCCAGAGCAGCTATTTCCAAGTCTGAGGGCGGGTTGATTGACACTGGGCCAATATACGCATGCTTTCCTCAGTTTCCTAGCGTCACTTTATGCAGAACCGCCACTCCGCCGGGCGCGACTGTGTCAACATCCGCGATCTCGTGAAACGGCGTGGCTGGGAGCGCTCCGGGTTCGTCTGACTTCTCCACAACGTCAGCCCGCCGCACGTTCACCGCGACATGATCCGCCTTGCCAGGTACAACGCCCGTAGCATCGAGAAGAAGCACCGTCCGCGTCTCGCCGATCAGGGTGCCGGTCGCATCGCGGATGTGCTTTCGCGTCTGAACCGCTGTCACCTCGTGATAGGTCGGCCCGCTTCCGCCACCGCCCCAAGGATCAATTGGCCCGTCTGCGGCAGGTCGGCGCAGGGTGCAGATCATCGGCCCGTTGCCGGTCGCCTCGCCTGCCTCTGCCAGCCCTGCCAGCACTTCGGCGGCGATATCGCTTCCAGCGCTCATACTACAAAAATCCCGGTCAGCTTCGCCATATAGGGTCGCAGCATGCTGTCGATCTTCGTGCTGACCGGCGTGGCCGCGTCCGGACCACTTGCGTCACCGCGCACAGTCCATTTGATCTCGCCCACCGCGGTCAAAACCTTCTGCTGATCGGGTGTATAGGTCTTTGACCAAAAGCCTGATGTGGCGAGCTCTAGCTTGGCGGCTTCATAAACCGCCTTGTTAACGATCTCTTCATCAACTCTCACTGCGGACCCGAACCGGTTACAATAGTGGAAGTCGATATAGTCGTGCCCGCGAACCAGCGCCGCAGCGCTGGCTTGATCGTTTGCCACGGCATCACCGCGCAGTGCCGCATATGCAATCCAACCCTCCACCGTGGCAGCCATGATCAGTCGTCCTTGACCACTTCGTCACGCTCAGCGGCGGTGACGGTTTCAGCGTCCTCGGGCATCAGAGCGTTGATCGCGTCGACGTCCGGCTTGCCACCCTTGGTGTAGTCCTTCTCGCGGTCCAGGCCGCCGATGGCTTCAAGGATCGCCGCCTTGCGATCTTCGCTCATGCCGCCAGTGGCTGTGACAGGCTCTTTGTCGTCGGTCTGCGAGATGGTCTCGTAACGCCCAGCCCAGCCCGCGGGCGGCTTGCCCTTGAGCGTGAACTCTTGGCCGATGGGAAGCTCCCCGGTGTTACCGAAGAGCCCCCCTTTTGTGATGCGAATGCGATAAGCCATCAGTTCACGACCTCCGAAAAGAACACGCCTGAGCGACCATTGCCGTCACCGCGCACCTGAATGCCCATCGCGCCCATGCAGAGGAACTGATGGTCATCGGTGGGGTTCAGGCGAACGCGTGGCGTGGTGTTGACCGCCATGCCGATCAGCGGACGAATGAAGCGAGCGCTCGGCACGAAACCGAAGAACTCGTTGCCCGACAGTTTGTGGGTGACGACGACCTTCTTGATGCGGCGGTTCTTCGCGACGTGATCCATGATGGACCCCGGCTTGAGGCCAGCAGCACCGGAGTAGGCGCGATCCCAGTTGCGGGCGATCTCGGGCGAGATATAGAGGTTTACCGGTGCCGAGATGAAGTTGGCATCGAGCATCGCGCCGAACGGGCCGACGAAGAAAGCGTCGATCGCATCCGGTGTGGTGGCCGGCGCGGTCAGGTCGATACTCGCACCGCCAGCGCCGGAGCCGAGGTTGATCGCCTTCGAGTTGGGCGCGGTGCGGATCCCGTAGGCTCCGAAGCCCTCGATGTTGATGGTCGCGTCACCGTCGAGCGCGTAGTCGACCATGTCGCGGTCGATCTTGTCCAGCGCGGCTTCGTTGTCGTCAGCCAGAGCGTCATAGCCCTCGCTTTGGAACTTCATCACCTCGCGCCAGGAGCGGCCATAACCCTTCGCGAAAATGGTGATGGGTGCACCGTCGAAGCCGTACTCGACCTTGTCGACTGGCACCGGCACCTGACCGGAGACCGAGCGAACCACCTTGTCGCTCATGTCGCTGGATGTGCGGGCGATGGAGACCATCTTGCCGATATTAACTGGACGAGCCAGCCCCATCAGGTCGGACATGAACTCCTCGCCGCCATCATCCCGCATGATGCGAACGGTCTGTTCATCCAGATCAAACCAGAAGTCAGGCGGCAGGACGGTCTGTGCGTTGGCAACGGGATCAGCCGAATACCAGTGATTGCGGATGCCGGACACTTCATTCCACCACGCCTGGTGCGGGCGGGAATTGGTGATCAAGTCGTTATCGAAATAGCGCATCTGGTGATCCCCTTATGTCGCTGCGGTCAGGTAGCCGGTCGCAGCGCGAACGCTGACAAGCTGAGCTGAGCCAGTATTGTTGTTGAAGGTCTCGTTGGCGACCGCGACCACCTTGTCGGACAGCGCAGCCTTCACTAGAACGCCGCCAGCGCCCGGTGTGAGCGCGTCACCCTCAGTCAGGTCGTTACCCGTCGCGACCAGCGCGTTGAACAACTGACCGTCGACCATATCGAGCGCAACAGCACGGCTGCCGGCTGCCCAGCTGGTGTCGATGCCGCGGCCGGTCAGGTAGTTATCTTGCACCAGCCATACCTTGGCCGTGGTGGCTGCGGTGGCCGGCGTAAAGCCATTTGCCGCATCGAAGGTCACCAGCGAACCGGGCGTCAGCGCCACACTTGTCAGCGCTTCCATAGCGTGAGGGGTCGGGTTGCTCACCGGACCCGCATAGATCGTGTTGTAGCGTGCCATTGACTAGGCCTCCTTTGCTGCGCCGGGAACGCGGAACTTGATGGTGTTGCCGGTGTCGGGGTCGGCTGCGCCATTGCCCACCGCCGCCGCTTTGCCGGGCTTGGCGTTTGCGGCCAGCTTGCGTAGGTTGGCAACTGGCAGAGCGTTGCAGTCGTCCTCGTCGAGGATCGCCGCTTTTACGATGGTATTCGTCAGGCTTTCGCGTTCAGCCTCTTCGGCCTCTTTCACCGCGTTGGCCTGCGCCTCCTGAGCGTCGGTGAGAGTTTTCAGACCGTTGGTCAGGGTATCTGCCAGCGTGTCAATTTTGGTGTTCACCGCATCAAGTGCGGCCTTGGTTTCTTTGTCCATGGGATCCTCCTTTTGGACATCTTCATTCGCCTCGGCGGAGCCGCCGGACATGATGCCCCGAAGGGCTTCAACCAGACGCGGCAGCAACGCTTCACGCGCCTTCGCCTTGTCCAGTCGCTCGGCGCTGTCGAGCAAATGCTCAGCAGCCCATGCAAGGTCATCCTCAGCCCAATCGACGCGCGAGTTGATGACGGTAAGTCCTGATTTGTTGACCATCAGCCCGACGCCTTCGTCTGGCGTGATCGCGCCTGGCTCATCCAGCAACAGGGCGTTATGGTCCCACACGAAGTTACGTCCGATCTTCTCAGCGGCATGCCCTTTCGGGGCGTCTTCGATGTTCATGTAGAGGCCGGTTGAGGTGTGGATCGGCTCGCCCTCATTGATCGCTTCGAGTAGGCGCTTGCCGTTCGCATTCTCTGCGGCGCGATCCTTGTAGATCACCACGTCGATCGCGATCCGGTCGTCCACCCGACGGGCGTTCTCGTTGAACGCAAAGACGCCGTTTTCTGCTACCGCCACCGGGTCGGCGGCGTTGAGAAACATGCCGTCTTTCTGCGGATGACCAAGCGGCGCGTGGGTGCCGTTCAGCCCTTCAAACGACTTGTCGATCTCATCCTTGCCATAGAAAATTCCATTCAGGACGGTATCATCCTTGATCACATAGGACGGGATGATCATCACGTTGTGGCCGTTGCGGACCTCGTGCCGAATTGGCCCGACAGCGTTGCTGCGAGCGTGAACCAGTGCCTTATTCATCATCATCATCCTCTTCATCATCGCCGGCCGTCAGCCCAGCAGGATGCCCGGCAGCGCGCCTGATCTCAGTCACGTCAAATACTTCGCCCGCTTCAGACGTGTTGATTTCTGACATGGTTTTTGCCCGCGCCATCATTGCGTCTGGACCGTCATCCAGCAGGGATTCCCATTCGACCCGCCATTCACCAGCTGGCAGCGTGTCAGTCTCCTGAAACCGCTCGATCAGTGTCATAATTGCGGGAACAATCTCGCCGGATCGGCGAGCCTCATTTGTGCGCGCCCAGTCCTTCGCGTCCTCAGTGCTGGCCCTCTCGCCGGTGATCATGCCAATCAACACCTTGAATGGAATGCGCATCGACGCAGCGAAGGTCATCACGCAAATATTCCAGAATTCCTCCGGTTGCGGCAGCGTGATGTTGGGGAACTCGGTTTTCATCTTGGAGAGCAACAGGGAAGCGTCAAAGCCAGACGCCCAAGCCTTCACCACCTCGTTCAGCTTGTCGGTAAGCTCGGAAGGGTCGATCCCCATGCCACGAGCCATTTCTTCGAAACCGTTTCCGTCTTCCATCGAAATAACAGGCGCGTTCTTGGCGGTCTTGAAGAACCCTTCTGCCCCAGCTCCGCTGATCTTTTCTGCGTCGAGCATGGCGTTGTAGCCCGCTTCGAGTTGTGAGCGGTCGTTGATAGTCCCATCCCGCGACAGGATCACCACTCGGTCTGGGTGAACCTTGAAACGGCGGCGCGGGCCTGCTGATATCCCGTCGCTACCCGTGGCGTTTTCGGCATATTCCCACATTGTGGGTTCGCCGTAGGTTTCTGACGTGGTGTCAGTGTCGAACTCGCTCGGACGTAGCTGGTGCTGCCAGCAGGGAATTGCCGCGAACAGCTTGGTGATGCCCACCGCTTTATTTACCGGCTCGTTCATATTTTTATCGTCAGAGAACCGTAGGACAAGCCCGCCATAGTCCCCTACGATGGACCGTGCATCGGCCTCTGCAAACTGCTGCCAGAAGCGAACGCGTGCTAGGTGTGCCGCGACCGCCTTCTCGGTGCTGGTCAAGTCGTCGTCTTTACCGGTTATGCGAAGGACCGGCACAGTTTGCCACGTCTTGGACTTGAACGCATTGACTGCGGCGGCTGCCAATCCGTTTCGACGATACATATGCAGAAGATCCGGGAACGTCAGCCGATCGGGCCATCCGTACTCGTCGGCATGCACCCGCTTGACGTTTGATACCGTTGCGAAGTGTTCAGGGAACATCCCAGCTAATGTCCGCCGGGCCATCAGCGACGCCCTTTCGGGATGCCAAAGCCGACAAACGAACCATAACCGCCCAGCATATCCGCTATCGCGTCCATCATCGGGTCAATCTGGTCATCGAACCCTGTGCCGAGGCCGTCAAATGTTTGCATTTCATACCTCAGGCTTTCCGTGAACGACGCATCTTTGGGCAGCCATACTTGGCCTGTCGCGACCCAGGGAGCAGCGTCAAGGCCGCGCGTGTATTTGTCCCGATCGCGCTGAATACCATCAACTGGGATCCCCTTGCGCTTAAGCGACTGGATCAGGCCGGTCCCTGACACCTTGTCCTCGACCCGAAGGCCGCGGACGATTTTGCCTTTGTGCTTGGCCCAAAAAGCTAGTGCGTTCTTTTCTAGGTCAGGCGCTTCCCATTTGCCTCGCACCAGATCGACTAGTACCGCGGGGCCGCTCTTGGCTTTTCCCCATAGCTCGATGACCGAGTAATCGTTCCGCTCGCCTGTCTTTTGGGCAGTGTCCGCGTACATGCGGTAGTAGTCGATCTCAGGTTCTTCCCCGGGCTTGTACCAATGCAATCCGCTCATATCGAAGAGCGCACCCTCCGCAGAGACCGGGCGCTGCATGTACTGGCTGGCGAAGGTGTAGGCGTCCGCCTTGATGACCTCGATCTCTTCGACGCTGTGCTTTTCCGTCCAGAGCGGCCCGTCTGGCAGGTCGTGAGGCACCGGGCGACCGTGCGTCCAATCTCTGGGATATTCCGTCGACTGGTCGATGATCACCGGTAGGTCGAGGTGATCCCAGACTTCGCCGGTCCCTCCGGTCAGTAGGTGTCCCACGAAGTCGTCGCTGTGCAACCTCTGCATGATGACCACGATTGGTACGCGATCATGCGCCAGACGGCTGCGGAAGGTGTTAGTTGCCCTTTTGTTAACTGATGCCCGCTTTGTCGGGCTGAACGCATCATCCGGCTTTAGTGGGTCATCTACCACCAGTGCGCCAGTGAACTTTTCCTTGTCCATGTAGCCAGCTCGGAAACCCGTGATCGGGCCACCCGCTGCCTTGGCCAGCATCCCGCCACCCTGCACTGTCTTCCAGCGATCCTTGGCCCTCGTGTCTGACTTGACCGAAACGGCAGCAAGCTCTCCGAACTCTGGAAGCTCAATCAGGCTTTTGATCTTGTCACTGTTTTCGCGTGCCAGGTCGTCCGAAAATGTAGCATGGATGAACCGCGCTGCAGGGTTGATCATGAAGCCCCGCGCGATGAAATTGACCACCGCCATCTCGGTCTTAGTGTAGCCCGGTGGCAGCGTTATGATCAGCCGGCTAATCTCGCCGCTATGCACCCGGTCAAGGGTTTGGCCAATGGCACGGTGGTGAGGACCCTCAATGAACGGCATCCCTTCGCGCGCCGGGAAATGGTAGCGCGCAAAGCCGAGGTTACTCCGTCTCGCCCACTCCCTCTGGATGTCTTGCTTTGTCGGTAAGGCGTTCAAGCTGGGTTAGCTCCTCGTCCGACAGGTTCGTGAGCGTGATGGCCGGGGCGGGCGTCATGCTTCCGTCAGGGCTGGTCACCTCAACGCGGCTTGGTTTGTCGAGTCCCAACAGTTTTATTTTTGCCGAAGTCGCGCCGACCATTGCGGAAGCTTGAGCGTTTTTCTTGGCTTCCTGCCGCGCCTCTTCAAGCTCCTCCATTGCCTTGTGGCGTGTGTAGATCGAAAGCTCGGCAGCCTGCACTTCAAGCGATTTCAGCCTTAGGGAAATCTCAGGGTGATCTAGAAGCTGGCTGGCCTCAACATAAAGCCAGTGATCCTTCGCTCCCTCAGCGACATCATATGCCCGCCGGTAAGCTTCAGCCGCGTTACCAGTCTCGAAGTATGCAAGCGCGAAGGCTTCCTGCTTTGGTGTCAACTCACGCGCAGACATGCCGTTCTCCTCTCGCCCGCCCTTCATTCCGTATTTTCCCGACTTAAATCCCGCACCTAGTGCATTGGCTGTGGCAATGCAGTTTAACCGCGGCTTGGTTGGCGCAGATCAGATGGAGCGATCGCCGTGGGACAGGAAAAAAGCCGCACAGGTTTCCCTGGCGGCTCTGAACATAGCTTGCTTCGCAATATACTAGCGCGTTCCCTTCTGATTGGTCAATGCGTATTCACAACATCAGCCAACCGCTCAATTGCAGCTACAAACCTTCTGCCTTGAGAGGTCAATGATCCGGCGTCCATCGGCTCGATCCGGCCGTATGCAACGTCGAAAATGGCACCCTGTTCGTGTGCACCAAGGTGCCCGATATAGCCACGCCAGCGCATCCATCTGTTTGATGCGTCTCGGGCGCGTTCATCTTCGTTTCGCATGTCCGGATTATCATCGGATCTCGCCTCGAAGGTCTCGATTAGATATTCAACCTTCGCTGTTTTGGCGTGGGTAGAGAGACCAAGGTTCGTCTTGATGTAGATCGCCTCTGCCTTGGTCAGGCTTGCATAGGTATCCCACATCCGTCTGGCATGGTCGCCAGAGTGCGCCGCGTAGATAGCCCTTCCCGCTGGCTCGCCGAGCGCTGGATCCCTCATCTGAGTTCTGTCGGCAGGAACGATTCCGCAATGACGCGCGCGCGCTTCAAGAACTGTCCGTTCCGCATCTGGGTTTTTCGCGATTTCCTGCATTCGCTTTGAGCCCCGTGACTTACGCTTGGGTGTTTCTGCCAACTGAGCCAGCGGTGTCATTGCCTTTTTGGCGCGAAGTTTTGCGCCTTTCGAGTAGTTCTTCATAAACCCTGCCTTCTTAATTTCGATTGTTTGGTTTCGCCGTCAACGCGTTGGCACGCATTCGCAAATTGCAACTCACGGAACTGCGCCAAACTGATCGTCTCGGCCCATCCGTAGCGAACACTAGTGACCCCGCCCGCCCCTCGGTTCCTTGGGGGCAAACCCATGTTGATGCGCCGATGGCTTACGGAAGAGGCGTCGGCATAACCGAAATATGCAGCCATCTCCCTCGAATTGACGCCCGCAAGCCACATGCGCTCGAAGACGGTGTCATCTAATCTCGCGGCAGGCTTCCTGTTGCCCTGGCGCGATGGCAAACCTAGAGACTTGGCCTTCGAGCTGACCGATTGCCGGGAGACACCCAAGGCAGACGCAATGCGCTCTAGCGGAATATCTCGACGGGACCACAGCGGCTCTAGGTCTTCGCGATTAAGCGATTTCAGTGGTCTCGGATCGGTTCTCATACGGCACTGCCCCGTTGTGATTTAAATACTGGCATCCGGTCACGGCATGCTGCCGCCCTGACCTCCTCAATTAAGTCCAAATATTCAGGATCCTGCGCCGCGAATGCGCGCGCACGCTTGCGGGCGTTGATGATCGAAGTGTGGTCACGTCCGCCGAGCGTCCGACCAATATGCGAGTGCGAATACCCGAGATCATGGGCGATCAGGCAGACGGCAAATCGGGGCCGGCAGTGCAGATCGCTGCGATCGCCTTTCAGTATCTGGTGGGCTTCGATCTTGAACGCCTGAGCGGCACATGAAACGATTTCGAGGACAGTCGGTTTCATGCTGCCACCCCTGCGGCCCTAAGGTCCCCTTCGGTCACCAAACCAGCCGCCAAGAGCTTTCCGGCCATGCTGCTGTTGACCGTCGACGGGGCAGTCCGCTTCTTGCTGAGGACAACATCCGCGTAGAACGCCAAGACGGCCGCTTCGCTCGGGCGCTCAACGGCCTTGCCCGTGTAGGTCTCCCACTTGCCCCGCTCTGGATCGAGAAAGTTGTCGGACTGCTGCACCTTGCCCGCGGACGACCAGCTCCGGACGGTGTCGGCATATGATCGAGCTGAGGCGATAATACGCTCAGGATCGACACCACTTGCGACCAGATCAGAAAATAGCACCTCGCCAGCATCGCTGTCGACAGGCCTAGGGTGAGCCTTCAAATATTTCTGATAATCTTCCGCCTCTTGAGAAGAAGAAGATTTATCTTCTTCTTTATATGGCTCTGGTTCTGGCTCTGGTATGCTTTCGTTTGGGTTATCCGAAACAGAACCGCCCGCTTTCACTAAGCCTTTGTTTTTATTTGCTTTGGGTCGTCCACCTTTCGAACCATTTGCGCGGTTCCTAACGATTTTTTCTTGCGTATTTTCCCAGGTTTTTCGCAGTTTTTCTTGCGTGATTTCTCCGTCCACAACGCTAAAGCCTGAAATTGTCGCGGTGAGCCGCGCCTTGATCTTGCGCCATTTGGCGGGCGTCAATCCGAGTATCCGAGCGTTGTCCTTGTCGTCGTCAGGCACAGAACCATTCCGCCGCCACATAGCCGCAAGCAGCAACAGGTAGGCCCCGTGTTCCTCGGTGGTCAGGTGCGTGGTGTCCGCCAAGTAGGCGTCCCAATACATCGGCATTGAGGGAGCTTGGCTCATTGCAACCCCCTCCATTCCGACAAAGTCTTGCCGCCTTTGCTCCGATTACATGTCCGGCACGACATCTTTAGATTTTCGAAATCGTTTCCCCCGCCAAGGCAAACCGGCAAAATGTGATCAATCTCGAATGGGCCAGTTTCATCACCGCAGTAACCGCAGCGCTTGCCATCGCGCTCAGTCACATGTCTTCGAGTTTCCAGAGATATAGGTAGGCGATCTGGGCCAGAGTATTCTGGGGGTAATATTGCTTCTATGTGATTGCCGACGATGGAAAGTTTGCCCCGTTTACAGAGCATAGCGAGCGCCTTTCTGACCGCCGCAGAACCCATATCGCTGATCCATCCAGCTATCCAACTGGGATCGTTATTGATCGCTCCGCCATGCGCATAAATCAGGTCCAGGGTCACGGCATAGACGGCGTGTTCCTTGGCGGTCAGGCCCTGAACGCCGCCCAAATACGCAGCTGGCTCGCGCTTGTACCAATCGGATCCGTGCTTCACGTCAGCAGCTCCCTCGCATTCGTGGACAGCCCGCAGAACGCCAGATCGAGACTGATTTGATCGCCTGCAGTCTCGATCACCACGACGGCCCCACACAGTCCCGGTGTCCAGTGTGCAGCGACGCCACGCACCCACTTCCGGCTGTCATCCACGATGATGCCAGCCCGCTTCAGTGCGTCCAGATAGGCTTTCTCGGTGTTGTCTGCGTCCATGCCGCCCACGCCCTGCTCACCGAAGTAGATCAGCACTGTCACAGGCGCTTCAAAGCGCGGCAGCGGCGCTTGCGCGGAGAGGTATCGCGCGGCGAGCCGCTTCCACGCAGTGTACTTGGTCGTGGCCACGCGCCCGACGCCCCGCACATTCCTGTACAGGCCATTGGTGCTTATAGGCGACGGCATGGCAATGCGGGCGTGTTTCGGGAGATCCGTCACGATTGCAAACCCCGCTCACGCCGCATGCGCCGAACGCAGCGGACCATTATCTGCCGACGGTTAGCTTTAAGCTCGGCCAATGCCTGCTGTTTACGGTCGATCCGGGCTTGCAGCCTAGCGAGACGGCGCAGTTCGGAATCTTTAGCGAATGCCGTCCAAGGCGCACCGCACTGAAACGGCTTGATCGCGTCCGCGACCCTCGGCCCGATCACCTTGAACCAGTCTTTCGCGGTCAAAGGCTTGGGGTTAGATCGCACAACTTGTGCAACGGCAAGCGTTGAACACACTTCGCCTAATTTGTAGTCTTGTTGATCTAACATCACCGCCTCCATTCAGACAGTTATCGAGGCCCCGCTACTCAGCAGCGGCCTTTGGTTTCCGATGGTCCATTGCCATGCCAATCCCGCGTACGAACCGCGCGCGGATCTTAGCGGTGGCTGCGCTCTTGGTGTGCCCGCAGAGACAGGGCTGCAGCGCGACCCGAAGGCTTTGCGCTTCCTCGATAGGCACGGTGATAATGATGGTGTCGCCCTCACGGCGCGCGGTGCTCATATCTGGCCCTTAAGATACTGCTGAAAATGCACCTTGAATGCGTTCCGGTAGTTGACCTGCCGCGACCCCTGCAGCTGCTCGTCAGCCATTGCCCGATCAACGAAGTTGATCACTCTGAAGGGATCGTTCTCGTTTAAGAAGGCAGCTACATCGAGACGCTTGAATTCGTGACTTTCGGCGTATGCGAAGACCATCGGTCTAATGATGAAATCAGAGTAGAGCGGCACACGACCCGACGTGTCATATTCAACCAAGCCCTTTAGAACTGCTGTCAACGCATTGAGATATCCACGCTTCTCGATATCCCTTATCAGGCCAATGCAGTAAATTTGGCGGGGCTTCTTATTGGCCGTGGACGCATTCGACATGCGCAGATCACACCCGCCTGCCTCGACAGCCGACTTCATGTTCACAGCCCAAGGCTCTTTTGCCGCGAGCCCAGCTTTATAGATATGATGCGGCGTGATCTTGGTGGTCGCCGAATTGACGAACGCAAACGCGCTCGCCTGCTCCGCAGGGTCGATTTGCACGATCATGGCGGGTACGGACTTGATCCCGCACACCTTCGCGGCATGGGTCCGGTGCTGACCGTCTATGATCGCAAACCTGCCACCGTCGACTGGTGCTACTAGAACTGGAGCAAACCTTGACCAGCGAAAATCTGACGCGATCTTGCGGATTGCTGCCAGGTTCTGCCGCCCAAGGTCGCGCTGATATGCGCCATCGATTACTAGGTCAGCGATTGGCACCCATTGTAGCATCGGTGCGGGCTGTTCGATAAGCTGACAGGCATCAAATCCTGCTACATCGATTGTCCGAAAAGTCATACATCGCCCCTCTGATTTTCCAGCGCCCGACCCTGTCCATGCTGGTTGCCCAGATGGAGATATGCATAGGGATCCATGTTGCGGTTATCGGCTAGGCACACCCAGCCTCGGCGCTTCAAGATTGATCGGACTTTCGGAATTGAAAGCCCCGTCTCGTTGGAGATCTCGGCTACGGTGCAGTCCCATTGAACGGAGTTGCCGGCGCGCCAAACTACAAAGGCATCTGCTCGGGTGGTCATGCTGAGCCCCCGGCATCAACCGACCGCAACAACTCAGCCAGCGCGGCCTGCAACTCGGGCCCCTCTTTCCGTAACGGCTCTGCATCGCCATCGATGAGGAGAGCAAAGATCGCCGGAGCCAAGTCAGAAGCCTCACGCAGCGCTTGATCAGCTTGTTTGCTGATCTGCCCCGCCCTGTCGGTATCTTTGAGACGTCCGGACATGAGCAGCGTGATCGACCAGCGCCCCACAGCATCCTCGAGCGGGCCGTAACTGTCACAGCCGATTGCAGCATCACCGGAACACTGCTTTGAAATCGTACCCTTGGAATGACCCAAGAACGCCGCCGCCGCATCGAAGCCGCCGAAGTCCTCGACCAGCTGGCGATAGAGTGACCGGATGGCTGCGCCTTCGTAAACCTTACGCATGAGAAACCCTGTTTTCTTGCTGCACGGGGCTAGCCAGAGCAGGTTCCGAGAATGGAACTTGTGTTTTTGAAAATGGCGGTAATGACATCAGGCGGCGTCCGAGGGAGCCGACGTAGGGGTGCGGCGAGCCCGCGCCAAATCCTCAAGGGTAAGGATCTTTCCCCTTGCTGATGCTGCTTCAATCAGGTCGAAGTCGTAATCCGCAGGGATACGCCCTCTCTGCTTCCAAGCTGCGACAGTTGGATATGGCTTACCTAAGTCAGCCGCCAGGTCGGCCATCGTAGGCCAGATATGCGAAATATGTTCCATATCACACTACTACGCAAACTGCGTAGTTTGGTCAATACGCATTTCACTGAATGCAGTTTTCAACCTGTTTATCTAATATCGCTACAACCATGATGGAGGTTGTTGTGCTTGAAGATCAGGAGGATGCACGCGAGGCAGTAAGCGCTCGCCTTCAGCGCATCAGGGAAATTTCCGGCCTGAATAAGAAGGACTTTTCTTCCAGGCTCGACATGTCGCCTCAATCGTGGGGTGAGTACGAGAACGGCAGGCGAGATCTACCCCTGTCCGTAGCCAAACAGTTACGAAAGACCTACTCGATACCATTGGAGTTTACGTACTTCGGGATTAAATCTGACCTTCCACACAGGATAGCGATAGAGCTATGAGGCAATCCCTCCGTAAGATCCGCCCAGAAGTCGAGCGGCAGTCCGGACTTTCTGCGCGCACTCTTGAGCAACCTCAATACTTCAGCGTCCTCGTCCCAGACCATAACCCACCCTTATGTTCACGATCCGTTCACACTGTCGGAAGGGTTGAGTCGGGTCAAGGTAGCGAGTGCGGTATCTCAAACCCCTGGTTGAACCACATCTCTCGAGCTCAGCCCCCCGCGACTAGAGAAGCGGCGGGCCGAGTGTGATTTTCAACGAGGAACTTGCAACAGCGCTATTTGGAACTCGAAAAACAATAGCCATAGGAGAGTGGGGAGAAGATAACGGCGCTCGCTTGATAACGTGCAGCTTCGATGCCATGCACGCGAAAATAAACCTTCTGACCATGTGCATTAGGGCATCCTCAGGATCACATGATAAAATTTCATACACGCTTCTGCTCGGCAGGCCAGGCATCAGACAAAGAGACCGAATTTATGCGCTCGACCTAAACCCAACTGGACCACACGCCAACCCACTTAAAAACGGCGACCCAGACAGCGGACGATTGTTTCGCCCCGGAGAAAGTCATGAACACGATTTTCGGGATCGAATTGATGACAGGGACCCGTCAAAGTTTGCCAGACCCTTGGCTACCAGCCTTTCAGGATTTCATGACGCACTTGATTATTTCTGTGATAAGACCAACATCGAACGACCGCCGGAATTACCACCGATGCCGGAACAAGGAATGCTTCTGTGACCAGCAGGATTGAGCAAATTGCAAATGAAGCGCTTAAGGGCATCACCTTCACTTGGGCAGAAGGGGAACGTCAGCTTGTATCTCTTCCAGTGCAGTACCCAAGCGGCGCGCTGACAACCATGGAGGTTTCGATTGGCAAGCGCGAAGCATTGATTTCTGATATGGGCATGGGGCTTTGGGAGTCAGAGCAGCTTTGCCCAGATACAGGCTACCGGAAGATTGCTGAGTTAGAGGCGCGTCGACACGGCCTCAAATTCGATGGCCACGCAGTTCTTGCGATTGAATTGCCAATCGGATCACTCGCCGCCGGCCTCATCGCTGTTGCGAACGCCTCCGCAAAGTCAGCCGCATCGGCAATTCTAAGTGATGCTGGACGCCGAGAGGGTAAACGGAAAGAGTTTGTCTACAATAGGGTTAGAATGGCGTTCCCAGACGCAACTGTGCATCGAGAAATCTCAATTCACGGAGAACGAGCTGACTGGGAAGTTCACAATGTCGTGGACCTCCATAACAACCGGAAACTGATTTTCGAGCCGGTTGCAAATCACTCAGGCTCGGTGTCGGCAAAGTTCCTCATGTTTTCCGACTTGGGACGTCGATCTGACGTCGCGCTGCATGCCGTCTTCCCCAACACCAAAAATCTCGACCCAAAAGCCCAGATGATCCGAGAAGTAGCGAGAGTGATTGGAGAGGAAGACGATATAGAGGTCTTCAAACTCGCTGCAGCCTAACAAAACCATCCGTATTGTGGATCGAACGACAGAACCCGCTCCGGCGGGTTTTTTTGTGTAGTATCGCCACCACATACCCCAAGCAGGCAGATGAGTCGCAAACTGCTAATCTGAAAACTACGCGTATTGTTTATTTTAAGTGTTGACGATACGCATTTTGCGTAGTTAAAGTGATCTCCAATGCATCCCCCTGCAACGGAGAGAACCAATGACAGCCCACAGCATAATCAACGCCGCGCTTATCTCTCGCCGCATCATGCCGATCGATGGCTGCTGCACTTGCGCGTGCTGTAATGACGACACCCTGTTCCCCTCCGACATGGATGTCTCAGGCTATTGGAAGGCACACAATGAGGCATTGAGTGCGCGCTATCTCGGTCCATGCTGCAACGGCTGTACAGATGCGCACGTTCAATGCGCGGGCTGTGATGTCGCGGTGCCGCTTGAAGACGCTGCGATCGACAATGACGGCGATCATTGGTGCGACAGGTGCCAGACCGCGAGCCCGGCCCAGCAAGCCGCTCAGTATCGGGCCGACAATGAGCGCGCTGATCGGGAGGCGGGACTGTGATCCGCAAGATACTGGCGTTTCTTTTCCCGCCCCGCGCCTTTCCAGAACCAAACGGCGTACTGGACGACTTGCTCCTCGAACGCATCGAGCGCGAGCACCTGGCCGATCTCGCCCGTCGCGCAGAATTCGATTTGGAGACCTGAAATGAACCCCGATCTTCGCAATCCTCGCCAAATACGGCGTGAATACCGCGCGCGTGCTGGCATCATCTTGCTTGTGGCGTTTCTGGCGTGCCTCGCATTTGCAAGCTTTGCCAACACAACGGCTGCCAATCACATCGCTTACCGCTTGGACCGCACCCACTCCTGCGGGGCGTGCTGATGGATTACGCAACCGCACTCCGCAAGCTCAACAGCGACATCTACGCCGTCTGCAAAGCAGCGATGCGTGATCCAAGCGTAGCGCCGGAAGACCGGGCCGCCTTGCGCCGCATGTGTGGCGAAACTGATCGGCTGATTGATCGGCCAACCCCATTGCATCTTCCCGAAAGGACCACAGCATGAACGACCAATCCCCCATGGAAACGGGCACTGCCCTCGCTCTGCCCTCACAGAATGATCTTATCGGACTGTTCAAGGGCGAGAACGCGCTGGACCCTATCATCGCGAAGCTGGAAGCGGCTGCTCGAGCTGAGGCGCTGACCCACGATCCAAGCACGGCAAAAGGCCGCAAGGCTCTACGGTCTCTGGCAAATACGGTCAGCAGCAAAAAGGCTGAGCTTGACCGCCAGGGCAAGGCGCTGACTGAAGAACAGCGCAAAGAGATTGCCGCGGTGAATGCCGGTCGAAAGCTGGCCGAGGACCGGCTTGCCGCGCTGCGTGATGAGATAAAGAAACCAGCTGAGGACTGGGAGGCTGCAGAGGAAGCACGTGTTGCGCACCATAAGCAGGCGTTGGATCGCTTAAACCTGGACCGCGCCGACGCAGGTTCGACCTCCGAGCAGGTTCGCCACGTCTTGCACGATATTGAAAATATGTCCGTCGGCGGCGAATGGGAAGAATTTCAGCCCATCGCCGCGGCAAAGCGCGAACAGGCGCTGAATCACTATCGCAGCTTGCTCGCCGCAGCCGAGCAGCGCGAGGCGGACGCTGCAGAGCTGGCCCGACTGCGGGCCGAAGCAGAAGAACGCGCCCGCAAGGACGCCGAGGAAGCGGCACGCCGTGAGGCGGAACGCCTTGCTGCAGAAAAAGCCGAGGCCGACCGGATTGAGGCCGAACAGGCCGAGGCCCGCCGGGTAGAAGCCGATAGGGTCGCGTCCGTACAACGTGAACAGGCGGAGCGTGACCGTGCCGCAGCGGCAGATCAGGCGCGAAAGGAAGCCGAAGCCAAGGCGGTAGCTGACCGCAAGGCGGCAGAGGAGCGTCACGCCAAAGAAATCGCCGACGCGAAGGTGCGCGAAGAGGCCGCCGCGCAACGCGAGCGCGATCGGATCGCCGAGGAACAGCGCCAAGCAGCCCAAGCCCGCGCCAAACGCGAGGCTGATCAGGCGCACCGTGCGCGAGTCCGCGACGATATTGCCAGCAGCATGAATGGCTTCACAGATGAGGTTTCCGCTGGGCAGATCGCCGATGCGATTATGGCCGGTCAGATCGGTCACGTGGAGGTTCGGTTATGAACGCGCACGCCCCACTCCAATCCGGCATCTATCAGCTGGACGCTGACGTCTATCACGCTGATCCTGCACCTGTCCCGTCCCTGTCCAGCACTATCGCAAAGATCTTGCTGGCGCAGTCACCGCTACATGCTTGGACAACGTCACCTCGCCTGAACCCTGATTGGGAGCCAAAGGACAGCAAGACGTTTGACATTGGCCGCGCTGCCCACCGGGCCACCCTCGGCGCTGGCTCTGACTTCTGCGCCATCCCTGACGATATTCTCGCGAGCAATGGGGCGGCATCCACCAAGGCGGCAAAGGAGTTCATCGAGAGCGCCCGCGATGCTGGCCTGACACCGCTGAAATCCGAGGAGGTTCTGCAGATTGAGGCCATGCAGGCCAAGATCTCGGAAAAGCTGGCCGCGCTAAATATCGATCTGGATCCGGCACATTCTGAGGTAGCAGCGATTGCGCAGATCGACGGCGTTTGGTGTCGCGCCATGGTCGACAACGCCCCCGGCGATGCGCGCCAACCTCTGTACGACTTCAAAACCACAACCGACGCTAGCCCCGACGCCGCTATGCGGGCGGTGATGAACTACGGCTACGACGTGCAGGCCGCGCACTATCTCGACACTTGGAAAGCCGCGACCGGTGAGGATCGGCTATTCCGCTTCATCTTCCAGGAAAAGACTGCCCCTTACGAGGTTGCAGTGATTGAGGTCGGGCCGGACTCGATGATGATGGCCCGCAAAAAGATCGCCCGGGCCCGTGCAATGTGGGCGAACTGCCTCAGTGTAGACGACTGGCCGGGCTATCCTCTGGGCGTTCACCGCATCGAACTCCCTGAATTCTTCCATACCCGTTGGCTTGAGCGCGAAAGCCTTGAGGCGGAACACAAAAATCGCACCGGCAAAGACGTGCTTGAGATGGCGCGCCAGTGGCAATCCCCCGAACCCTTCAGACACGCAGGAGAATGACCCGATGGGCATGATCAGATTTACCCCCGTTTCCGAACTCAACGCCCCCCTGACACTGGCGATCGGCCTGTCTGGTGGCTCAGGCACCGGGAAGACATACACCGCGCTGCTCATGGCCGTCGGCATCGCTGAACGCGTCACCGGCAAAGCCGATGCCCCTATCGGGTACGTCGACACCGAGAACCGTCGCGCCCTGCACTACAAGGCCGCGTTCCCTCAGATGGTGCACTACGACATGAAAGCAGTCGACGATGACGGTAACATGATCGGCTTCGGTCCCGAGCGCTGGATCCAGGTAATTGACGCTGCCGAAGAGGCAAAGCTGCCGGTTGTGATCCTCGACAGCTTTAGCCACGCTTGGGAAGGCGTTGGCGGTGTCCTCGATCTGCAGGCTCAGGTTCTGGACCGGCTGACGGGTGGCGACGACAGCAAGAAGAACCAGCGCAGCCAACTTGCCTGGGCCGAGGTCAAGCCGCGTTACCGCCGCCTGATCGACCGCATCGTGCGCGCCAAGTGCAACATCATCATCTGCACCAGAGCGAAGCCCGTGATGCAGGAAAAGTCGGCAAAGACCGGCTGGAAAGAAACCAACGCCCGCGCGACCAAGACGCGGCGCGCAGATGTGCCATGGGATCCAGCCAGCGACGGCGATCTGATGTTCGAGATGACCACGATGATCATTCTCGATCCATCGGCACCGGGTTGCCCCGTCCACCAGATCAAGGTGGCTGACCAATTCAAAGGTCTGCTGGACGTGCGCCACCCCATGGGAAAGGACACAGGCCGTGCGATGGCTGACTGGGCCATGAGCCAAGGGGATCGCCAGAAAGACAAAGAGACACTTGATGCTGCCCGCGCCGAAGCTCGGAAGGGCACCAAAGCTTTTACCGAATGGTGGCAGGCGAACCCCGACGTGCGGCCTTTGGTCAAAACGATCATCGATGACTGCCAGCGCATGGCGAAGGAGGCTGATGCCGAGGCGGACAATGATCTGAGCGATGACCCTTTCGGGCTGCCATCTGACGACAGTCCCCGCCTCACGCCCGAGCAGGAAGAGGAGATACGCCGCGAGATTGAGGAACGCAATCAGCAGGAATTGTCAGGATCATGAACGAAGCACTTCCCTTGATCGTCGACAGTTTTTCGGGTGGCGGCGACCCTTGCGCTGGCATCAAGCAAGACCATATGCGCGGCCTCCAATCAGGGCGGAACGAGAACGCTTCCCAGGTAATTCACAAATGACCCAGCCCCTGCTTAAACCTACAGACGCTGCAGACGTTCTGGGTATCTGCACAAAGACCTTGCAAGAATGCCGCCGTCGCGGGCTAAAGTATGTGAAGGTCGCCAGAGGCGCGATCAGGTACCGCGCGGACGACATTCAGGATTACATCGAGGCTCAGACACTATGCCATTCCGAACCAAGAAAACCCGCGTCTATCAATACGACATCGTCGTCGGGGGTCATCGCTTTCGAGGATCTTGCGGGACGGAGGACTTCGAAGCCGCGAAAGCGGTAGAGGCAGACATCCGGGCTAACGCCAAGCGCAATGCCGCCAGAGGCTCCGATTATACGCTATCTGAGGCCCTTGGAACTTACATCAACGACAAGATCGCCGGACGCCCCTCAGAGGGCACCACAAAGAGCCAGGCGCGCGTGATCCTCTCCCACATGGACGGCAAGAAGCGGATCTCTAAGCTGACTGATGCCGACATCACCCAGTACGCGGCCAAGCACCGCGCCACATGCGCCAACAGCACAGTGAACCGTCACTTGCAGATGCTGGGCCGTGCGCTCCGGCATATGGGCAAGATCTACAAAACCGAAATACCCGACATCGATCTGAAGGCGGCCGAGACGAAAGAACCGCGGGAACGCGTGCGCGAACTGACCACCGACGAGCAGACCAGGCTATTCGCCGCCCTGCCCCAAGAGTTTCACCCGATGGTTGCCTTCGCGCTCATGACCGGCGCGCGGATCAGCACGATCACCGGCTTGCTCTGGCGCGACGTCGACATGCCCAACCGTGAGATTACTTTCCGGCTTAAAGGTGACGAGCTGATGATCTTCCCGATCAATAGCGAGCTGGCGGCGCTGCTTTCCGCCCTGCCCAAGTCAAACGTTATTGAGAGCCGCCGTTACGTATTCACCCGCGTCGACGGCCACTCGGCCGAGCGGATCCAGATCGTCGCCAGTGGCGGAGTGTTTGGCACAGTCTGGCGCAAAGCACTTCGTGATGCCGAGATCGAGAACTTTCGATTTCACGATCTGCGTCACACGTTTGCCACCAGAATGTTGCGCAAGACCCAGAACATCAGCTTGGTGTCGAAGTTGTTGGGTCACACCAACATCGAGACGACCAGCCGATATGCGCACGTAGTAACCAGCGATCTGAGAGATGCGTTAGACGGGTTCTCAGTCAGCGAACGCAGCAACAAAACTAGTATGAGTGCATGGCGCTAA